AACCTAATCCACGATGGCTCTGATGAAGTAGTAGAAGGGTTTCCTGCTAGTAAGTCAACACAAGCAAGAGGAGTAACAAGACAACCGAGAACTACTGGCGTATGGGATGGTGAAAATAACGGACTACAAAATGGTTCAACGGAAATAGAAGGATACAATGACAAAGGCTCTGCCTCCCGCTTCTTCTATTGTGCTAAGGCTTCAAAGAGCGAAAGGAATAAAGGGCTAGAGGGGTTTGAGGAGAAAGAAGTTAGAGGTGGTGGTGGTGGTAGAGCTAATGATGGTTATGATGATAATGACTCTGAACAACAAAGACTAAAGAAAGCAGCAGTAGCTTATGGAGCAGTAAAAGTTAAAAGAGCAAATTCACATCCAACTGTCAAACCAATCAAACTAATGCAATACCTCTGCAGACTAATAACTCCTAAAGGCGGAACTATCCTAGACCCTTATATGGGAAGTGGCTCAACTGGGATAGGAGCTAAGCTAGAGGGATTTGAATTTATAGGGATAGAAAGAGAAGAAGAATATTGTAAAATAGCCGAGGTTAGAATAGACGGATGTAAAATAGAAAATAAACAAGATAGTTTAGTGTAATAAAAAAAGCCCCAACATTTGTCAGGGCTTTTTAAGTACTTAATTTATAAAACTTGTTTTGCGTGGCTTATTTAAGGCAAACTTAACTTCAAATTTAAGTACTTAATTAAGTTATTCCCAGTTATGCTTTGAAGCATTCCAAGGGCTTGAACCATATTTATCTATAACATATGCTGTAAGCTGAACATTGTCCTTAGGACTCCACACGCTCTTTTCAAAAAATTCATCTCCCCAATATTCAGTTCCATAGTTATGCCACGACCCCCATAACCATTGGGAGCATCCAGAGGCAGTTGATGTAGGATTCTTAGCAAGCTCATTATTACCAGATTCAGCTTTAATGATTCTTTTGATTAGATCCGTATTAGCTCCTCCAAATTCTTCAGCCCAGTCATTACAAGTAACGTTTTCTTTAACAGTTTCTATTTTGGAAACAGTTGGGTCTTTAGCAACAGCCTCATTTACTATAACAGTCTTACTAAACCTTTTCTCTAAATATGCACTAGAACCGTCATATATCGTCTTAGCGACACTTTCTAGACCAAAGATAGCATAGATTACTATTACAAACAGATACACACGCTTATCGACATTTCTCTTTGACTTAAAACACTTCTTAACATTCTTTTTCTTTTCAATAACAGCACTTTTAATTTTATTCATCTGATTTTTGGTATAAACACCCCAAAGTTCCAGATTATTAATTATTAGAGCTTAATTGCTCTGGAAGGATACCAGTGTATCGCTCCACAACCATCAAGGTTCAATCAAGTAAGGGAATATAAAACAAAAATGATTTAAGAATGTTTCAAATATTTATCATTCGATAACATTCCCACCACAACCTAATCTTATAGATTGCAGGTGGAAAAGCTATCTTATAATTCTTTCAGCTTCTATCTTAGCATCTAACACTTTAATATAATTTTCTATTCTTTCATCACTGTTCTTCATTCCTATATAGCAGAATGTACAGATAGTGATAGTTCCTACAATAAGTAGTAGTAGTTCTCCTTTTGTCATCTTGTTTTTTTTACTTCTTAACTTAACAACTACAGTATAGCATGTCCACATGTAATGTCAAGTGTTATTGACTACTAAAGATATAAAGGGCTAAGATAAGGTGAAACAAAGGCATATAAAAAACATAAGGGAATAAAATAGTTGACACTTGCTTAGTTTCTATGGTATAATAAGATATAACATTAAGGAGGAAATTAGTGATTTATACACTTTCAGAAAACCTTCATAACTACAAGCTCCAAGAGATTGGTAGTTTTGTTGATTTTACAGGATATTTTAAGGTAATGTATATCAATGAAGTTTAACATAGGAGATAAAGCACAAAAACCAAAGGGATATAAATTCGACAGCATTATAGTATCAGTATTCAAAAACACCAAAGGAAAGACTAGATTAGTAGCAAATAACAAAGGAGGATATGAAAGAAAAAATTAGGACAAATCCATTTGGCTCGAACGGATCTACATCAGACCCCAGAGAACAAAAGATGTGGGATATATACACAAAAGGGATAGCAAAAGGAATAGGAAACGCAAAGCAAGCAGCAATAGAAGCAGGGTATAGCGAAGACCATGCAGATAACATAACTCTTCAAGGGTGGTTCAAGGGAAGAAAAGATAGGCTTAGACGTAGGGATATGTTAAGCAAAGCAGAGAGGAATTTAGAGAAAGTATTAGACATGGATACTATACAAGAAGACAAAGAAAACCCTCAATTACTAAGAATAAAAACAGACGTAAGCACAACAATAGCAAAGACTTTAGGTAAGAAGGTATACAGTGAAAGAACGGAGCTTACTGGTCAAGACGGTGAACCATTAAATACTCTAACAGATGAACAAGCAGACAGGATACTCCAAAGAAGAATTAAAAGCCTTTCAGAAGATAGCAAGTAACGACTTAATAGACTTTTCAATCTATACTGATAGAAACTATATTCCTACTTGGTTGCATGAAGAAATAGCAAAGCAACTAACAAGAGTGGAGAAAGGAGAAGTTAAAAGGTTAATGATATTTGTACCACCTAGACATGGAAAGAGTGAATTAAGCTCAATTAAGTTTCCAGCGTGGTATCTAGGAAGACACCCTGACAAAGAAGTTATTACAAGTTCATACAGTGCAGAGCTAGCTCAAGATTTCGGATATAAGACTAGAAACCTAGTAGATATACAAGAATACCAAGACATATTTAACACAAAGCTAAGAGATGATAGTAAGTCTAAGGCTAAATGGCTTACAGGTGAAGGAGGAGGATACACAGCTACAGGAGTTGGTGGAGCTATTACAGGACGTGGAGCAGACCTAGCAGTAATAGATGATCCATTCAAGAATAGAGAAGAAGCAGAGTCGAAGACAATTAGAGATAAGGTTTATAACTGGTACACCTCAACACTATACACAAGGCTAGAGAAGAATGGAGCTATTATCCTAATTCTGACTAGATGGCATAAGGACGACCTAGCAGGAAGACTTCTAAAGGCTATGGAAGAAGGCAAAGAGCATTGGGAAGTAGTACAATTCCCAGCAATAGCAGTTAAAGATGAAGAACACAGAAAGAAAGGTGAGCCATTATGGGAAGAGAAGTATAACCTAGATACACTAGAGAATATAAAAAGCACGATTGGATTATATGACTGGAATGCACTTTATCAACAAACACCAGTATCAAGTGAAACACAAGAGTTTAAAGAAAGTTTCTGGCAATATAGGGACTTAGAACACGTTTTAAGCCTCAATACCTATAGAACACTATCAATAGACACTGCGATAAGTCAGAAAGCATCAGCAGACTTCACAGGATTGTGCTTAAACTTCACAGACACAGAGAATAAGTGGAACATTAAGAGCTGGAAAGAGAAGATTAGTCCACTAGAGTTAATAGATTTGATGTTTAATCTGCATGAACAGTACAGAATAGACAAGATAGGAATAGAAAAAACAATCTATCTACAGGCAATACAGCCATTTTTAGAAGAAGAGATGAGAAGAAGAAACAGATTTCTTCCAATAGTAGAACTAGACCACAATCAAACAGCTAAAGAAACAAGAATAAGAGCATTACTTCCAAGATACGAAAGCAAGTCAATCTATCATATAAAGGGTGCTTGCAACGACCTAGAAGAAGACCAAGTATCATTTCCTAAAGGAGTCCATGATGATGTATTAGATGCTACAGCTTATCAGGTACAAATAGCACAACCGATACAACAAATAGAAAGAAATACTTATAATATAAACAGGGGACTTATGAACTAACTATGCCAGAACAAAAAAGCTACATCAAAGAAATAGAAGACTTTATCTCAACTTATTCAGAAGGTAGGGTAGAGGTATCAGAAGGAGTATCATACAACATGAGAGAGGTGAATGATGAAAGTTACCGACAATACAATGCACAGTTCGCAAGTGGTAAGGTAGAGCCTAGTGGCTTCATGCGTACCTTTATGCGTAAGTCATGGGTAGTATACAGAACTCTTATCCAAGGGTCAGACCTAGACTTAAAACATCTTAATATCAGGTCATTGAACGGAATCAAAGTAAGATTCACAGCTTTATTGAGAATGGCTTTTATATCTCATCTAGGTAGAACAGGATTTGGAGAGTTTATAGATGAAATCATGGCTTTCATGTGTTGGTTTGGTTCAGCTATTGTTAAGAGAGTAGACGGAGAGGTTGAATTAGTAGACCTACGAAACTACATTACAGAAACAAACATACAAGACCCAAACAAAAGAAGGCATTTAGAGATGGGGTATTACTCCTACGATAAGATGAAGAGCCACAAAGAAGAGTGGGAGGATAACTGGGATGCAGTAGAAAACGTATGGATTGAAATGCAAAAGCAAGGAGAGTCACAATTTAAGGTGTTAGAGTTCTGGACATTTGATGATGACGGTAAAAAGATTTGTGTTAAAGCCTTAGACAACACAGTAACAAGCAAAGACGACCTAGCTAATCCAGAAGACTGGAGTCCCTTCGTACAGTTAGATACCTTTACAAGTCCTTTAAAGAAGAACAGAACATCTCGTAGAATGGCTAGAAAACTTGGTAAGCAAGAATTAAGATTCCCTTACGAACAGTTTGACCTATTTAAAGTACCAGGCAGACAGCAAGCCATGGGTTGTGGTGAACTATTGAGTGGAACAGAGGTAATGTATAACACGCTATTCAATACTGCCTTTAAGAACGTCCAAAAAGCATCTCTA